TCTTTCGGCTATGGGTACGATCTAGGGGTGCATGACGGTCTTAGAAAAGCATTACAAATCATCACGGGGAGAACCTATGTCGAATAATTCTCAAACGACGCCAGATTGGGAGAATATAGCTGGAAAACTTGCAGATATTCTTTATTCCGTTTGGGCGTGTTCTGTCGCCAATATAGGTGTCATGCCTTCGGAGAAAGAAATGAGGAAAGTTCTTCAGGAATACGAAAGGATAAAACGATGACCGATCCACAAACGACCTTCCACGCCTTAGAGACGATAGAAACGGCTCTTGGAGAACTTAGTCATTGCGTGTCGGCTGGCTCCGAAACAGCCTAAACTTTATATAAAAAATGACGAAAATATCTATTCAACGGTAAGAATTTTAAGAGCTATTAGCTCAAATTTTAAACTTCTATTTGGCATATTAGCAACGTCCAACAATTCCTTAGCAATAGAATCGTATTCTAAAAGCTTTGATGCTGATTTCATAATAATGACGGCCTCTTCTTGGTTTTTTGTGCTAGCTAATGCCAGAAGATTTTTGGCGAGTTGATAAGTCGTTTTAGATTCCGAGTGCATATTTCACCTTTTGTTTGATAATCCACCAGTTAGCCCACAACCAAGCAAGCTTTGGATACTTTATTTTTGTTGGCTTGGTTTCAGCATCGCAAAGCGCGCATCTGATAGCCCCGTTTGCATTCATGAACAAAACGTGTTGGCAGGTCGTTTGTATTGTCATATTAAAGCCCATATCAAAACCAGAACAGAGAAAGGAAGTGACGCAAGAATAGTTCCCCCCCAAAAACCAGATATATGTCCCCTAGCAAGTCCTTCATCAAGACCAATATTAAATCCGATAGATTTACCGCGACAAAATGATTCATCGACTGCAAAATTAAGTTCCGTATCAATCCAAGGATTTTCTTGCCTAACTGTTTCGCGTTTCTTTGCAAACTTTCCATCTTTTGAGCGCATTACCATTTAATCCTCCTGTATTGTTCAAGCTTTGTTTCTTTAAGCCCACTCAATCCCATAACTGATACCCTATCAAACCAAGAGTTGAGTTCTTCCTCGGATAATTCGTAAATCTCTAGAGCAGAATCAAAGGAAATTTCACCCTGTCCTACCTTTCGGATAACCTCAGCCTTTTTATATGGCGTCCATCTTTCCTTCATCACTTCCCCCACAGCATAGTAATAATAGTATTGGCTATCCATCCGGCTATAGACATAGACCCAAGAACTGCCGTAGCGTATAAAACGCCCTCAGATCGGTTTAACATGGTATGCCTCTTTATATTTCCGTTCGCTCGCTCTAACTTCCAGTGCAGTATCCATCATCGAGGAAAATCCTTTGATGTTTTCACGCGCCCACTTTAGATCGGCTCTAGGGAGTTCCGCCTTTTGGCGCAGGGGAAGTTTCCTGACATTAGAAATAGGCATGATTGGTGTTATCATAGTACCCTCCCGGTAAATCCAGTGTGGCGACGGATGTTTATCTTATTCGCGTCATAGCGAACGATGTTAAAGCTGGTTCCGTTCATTACTTCGATATCAACAACCCAACGAAAATTAGTATCGTCCCATTTAACGCCAGCGCATCTATTTGTGCTATGTAGAAAACCGTTAGGTGCAATAACGTCAACAAGCATGCCCTTCTCACACGGAGCGTTTTGTGCGAGATAGGCAAACGTATCGTTGATGTACTTATCGGAAAAGTTCTGTAGATCGTTAAGGTCGAGTTCCATGTTATTTGCTCCCTTTGGTTGGCTTCCTGATAGGCTTAGGCTCGGCTATCTTAATTCCCTCGCTAGATACTCGTTGAATATCCGCATCTCCTGAAAGTACGCTCTGAGCGGTTTCTGCGTATATCCAGTTAAACTCCCCTGATTTTGCGTCATAACCACCACAGTTATTTGCAATGGCGAGGTGTTTTACCGATGGGAGAAGTTCTGGATTTTTCTCGAACATCCAAGCATCTCCAACGCTTGCCGTGACAAATGATATTAGGATGATTGTGAGGGTATAACGGATCATAATTAGTCACTCCCATACTTTGCTATTTCATCGTTTAACTGCTTGGACATACCGTTTGCCTCGATCACAATAGGTGAGGTATGAGATGCAGATAAACAAGAAACCAAATCGAATGCGGACTGAACGCGCTCAATAGCAGAGTCTGTATCGTTTTCTTTCGTATTGTACAGACCTGTTTTTAGTGCGTTGTAGATAGAGCTAACTTGATCTGATGTAAGCGTGTAGGTCGTTGTCATTTCGTTTCCCTCTTGAAAGATTGAAGAAGTCTGTGAGTAATTTCACCGGAGGGGCTGCGCGTATTTATCTTTGCGCTCGCAACGAGTTTTTTGCGAAGCTCCGGTGATGGCCTAAATGACATCGTCTTATTTTCTTCTTTATCCATATTGGTTCCCCCTTGATGTAAACAAACATATTGCATTGTAAACGTGGATGTCAAATAAAAACAGCGCAACTTTATTGCTTTCTATCTTCAGCCTTTTCTTCCTGTTTTTTACAGTAAGAAGGCGTCAAACATCCTTCATATTCGGTATCTTTCCAATCAATTGGAAATTCAAATACAAATCCACAAACCCTACATTTAACTGACTTAGTTTTCATTCTGACATCCTTTTTGCGTCTTCATCGGTGAAAAAGAATTCAAATCCCCAGCCTTTATTTCCTCGATATACTGTCCGGTGCTGAACTTTTATGCCGATATTTTTAAGGCGTTTTTTGAGTAGAAACATCTGAACAGACAGATTTGAATTAGATGTTGATCCTAGGTATGTCCCCTTATCTTTTCTTCTCTCTATTCCCCATCTGCCATATAACAGAAACGCTAACTCTTCATAAGTTCTAGGACGCTCTATCATTCCTTCGCATATTTGACGCTGTCCTTCTGTTAAGAGAAGTTGCGTGTCTATATTCAATCCCATTTGCGAATCACTTTCACGCAATACACAGATACATGTTTTTCACACCAAGCTTTCCCTTTAACGCGGGGCAGGCCACAACATAAAAGAGATGTTGCTTCTCCAATGATTGCCGGACATTTGCCTGCTGGAGGAGGAAACGGAACCGGAGAATGATCAATCCTCGTTTCTTCCATCATCTTTTTATATTTCTTCTTAAAGATGGGTCGTTTGCCTGCTGGAGGAGGAAACGGCTTGCAATCCATATTCTTGATATTCCCCTCATGCAGCACAACCGGCTTCTTCTCACGCCTAAGATTTCGAGCTGCATTCCCCTCTGGATGCGGCATGTTCGCAAACGCCGTCAACGGTATGCTCTCACGGCGGCATAGCCCGATGATCGCGTTTTTCGATACGCCAAATTAAAATGCAAGATGTACGGCTGTCATGGTTAGAGCCTTTTTGCGGATTTGGAGGATTAGGGATGGGGAGTATTTTCGGGAGTGGTGCATTCGGTGGTGTTCCTGGTGGGGCGTAAAACAGGGCGACAAACATTGCATCTGCCGCCCTGTGTATCCGCGCTCTACTCAGAGCGGATTATTTCGCCTTGCGACTCTAAAAAGGTATTGAATCATCCAAATCCGCCGCAGTTTCCGCCGCCGTCTTTGGCTCGACCTTTGGCAAATCCGCTGCCGTGACCTTGCCGGGCACATGCTTCTTGAAGTCACGAATGACATTCTTGTCGTCATAAACGCCGTTAGGATCGGACTCTATGGCAAGCTTCACAAAGCAAGACCTTCCCTTTAAGTTTTCTTCATTTAGCGTTCCCGCTTTATAAACTTCGAGAACGTCCAGAGCTTCAGCGGCGGTTCTTAATTGGAATGCAGCCTTACCATCAGCCATAATCCAAGTTTTAATCTGACGCATCTTTCCATCGTCATTGTAAACAAGGAACATGGTTTCAAACATTAGGTTGCCGTTCTTAGACAACTTCTCCACGCATCCGTCTGGCGCGTCTGATACAGTCGCTGCGTAAAATCCTGCTGGCCATACGTTGCGCTGTTTGTATTCAGTTTCATCAACTGGTGTAAACTTACTCATTTGGCCTCTCCCTTAAGTTTTGTGTTCAGCATGGCAATCGTTTTGGTTGCTTGATCGTTGTTCAGCTCTGCCAGTGAAGTGGTGGCAGCTTTTGTTAAAAGCTTCTCCAACCAATCATCTGGCATTTTTACAATCTCCATCAAACGTCCAATCTCAGCAAGCTGTTCAAGCGTGATAAGTTGGATTTTCTCTGACTTGCGCTCGATAACGGCCTGACCATAACGCTTGGCAAACTCTGGATAAGACCAAGCGAAGGACTCACCATCAGGAAAGCCAAGTAAACGCGACTTCCGAATACGCGCCAACCGGCTCGGCCCCGTCTTGACGATGTTTAGGCACAAGTCCAGCTCATACGCCAGCTTGTCATAACCATCGAAGGTCATGCCGATCTGTATGCGTTCGCCCTTGGAATCCATACCCCACTCTGCCTTCTCATGGCAGATTAGGATGACATTCATATCAAGTTTGGAAATCCAGTTGATAAGCTTTTTGGTCTGGGAAACGGCTGGCTTCTTATCAATACCAAACTCATTCTTTTTGTGTTCGTTTTCCAAACGCTGCGCTTCATTGGCGATTGCTGTGTTAAACAACTTCGTGAAGCTGTCGATCACAAGCGTCTTATAAGAATGATCTTCAGTTGCCAACGCCTGAATTTGCCCGATGACCTCGTTAAAGTCCAAAGATCCTTGATCGGAGCCGAAGTAAGCGCCTCCCGATGCTTTCAGCTTATCGGTGTAGTGCTGAAGGCTCGCGCCGTCCTCTTCGTCGATATAGAAGACATTCGGGAAGTCCAAAGAAGTCCATGTTTTGCCGACGCCGGGTGCGCCGTATGCGAGGATTTTTGGTTTTCTTGGTTCTGCCGATTTGGGGTCAACAGCTTTTAGTTTTGAGACAGCCATATTATTTCTCCTTGGTTTTGATGCTTAATTCTAAACCCAAACATCGAAAGGTTTTTGCTTTACAAAAGAACGATATTCTTTTACAATCTGCCAGTCAAGATAAATAATGCAAAAAACATGACTGAGGATAAAATGGCGCAGAATAAGGATAATAAACGCATAACATTCGATTTGCCTAAACCTTTGGCGGCAAAACTAGAAAGGGAATGTTTTGCCAAAATGACCTCTGTCGCACAACTGATTCGGTTTATTATCCACAATCACTACGAAGCTAAGAAGAAATGACATTCCATCGCGTATTCCTAGACCTCAAAAAACCAGATTACCGCCGTCTTGTCGCGTTGCTGAAGGACGGGCAAAGCATATCAAACATTATTCGTGTTGCGGTGAAGGCATATCTCGAATTGAACTATCGGAACACGGAATCCCCTCGCGGCGAATGATCTCTTTTAGTCCATCGACCCCCCTTTCCAGGACATAAACAGGAAAGCCTTGTGCTTTCAACCTGTCCCCAACCGTATCCTGTGCATCACTCACAACGCCGCCATTGCGCCGCTTCATTTCGATAAATATACAGCGCGAAGGAAACCATGTAAGGCGCAAGTCGCAATCGCCGGTTAGCATCCCTCGACTTTTTAGTTTGTTCATCCATCCATAAAACTTGCCCATGTCCCCGGTCGGTCGCAACTCTCCGTTAAGACTGGCGGCTACAAGAACGGATGGACACAACTTATGTAAATAATGAACAACTGCGGCCTGCATATCGTGTTCTTCTGATTTGTTCTTCACGGTTGCTTTCCTTGGTGCGCGTGGGGTTTTCTCCATAAACTTTAATGGAAACTTTGACTCAGAATTAACCCATCCTGCGGGGGCTTGCGATCTCATCTGCGCTTGAAGTTCAGCCAAAGAGGGTATTTTACTTTTTTTCATGCGTCCGCCAGATCAAGCGTCATGATCCCATACGACAACTCGGCATCGCTTATCACGCCCCGCTCATAATTGTCTGTCAGAATGGATTTCTGTTCATTGCGCGGGAGATTTATCAGCATGAAAAGCGTGATGTCGAACAAGCCGTGAGAGATATGCTGCATTTTTTTACCCGTATTGCTGTTGTTGATTTTCTATCGGAACCAAAAGCAAGCGAACACCATTGCTCTTTTTGCTTTTATTGCCATTGTATTTCCTGATCGCCCTGCTCATTCTATTAAGGTCAATTTGTTTGGGGTTTATTATTCCGACTTGGTGGCATACCTCGGTTGAGGTTTTCCACATCCCGTAACCCCACTCAAGATTTCCCCAATCGAAGCGTCGCGCCGCCAGTTCTTCGTGATAATCAGCCCCCATAAACTCATCGTTATTGGTGTTTATCAGTTTCATTTCTTCGGCACTCATTATGTACGGCTCACCAGCCAAGAACATTTGATAAAACTCAGCCCAAAGTTGCTGCATGTCGATAGTGTGATCATATCTTATACCTGTGACGGGTATGCTCCAAAAGCGAGTGTTGCCAGTCTCATCAAAAAGAAATTCTTTGATGTTCACGGATGCAAAGAAAACCGTCCTTCGTCCATATTGACTATCCTTGCGGGCATACGGGCGACGCAAGATGTCTTTGTCCATTGGGATAAAGGCTTTTAACTGCGCGATGTCCGACTTCTTGAACGTGGCCTCAAGTTCGCCCAGCTCGATCAACCAATGGGAAAGGCATTGGAAAATGTTGTCCTTATCATCGAGCCGGAGAATGTATCCGTCTTTCATAACGTCCAATTCTCTCGGCGCAAGTTTCTTGAACCATGAAGTTTTTCCTAGGTACTGTTCGCCTTGGAACACAAGGACGCCGCGTGTAGCAAGACCGTCGGGCGCAAAGGCTGTGGCAATCGCTGAAACCATCCACCTTTTCAAAATCAACTCTTTCACAATTTTGTCGGACGACGATATGGTGTCGTAAAACTCTTGCAATCTTGAAACTCCGTCCCACGGTGCAGACGTGACCCACGTCGTCACGGGATTGTACTGGTTCTTATCACAAATATATGTGAGAAAATCCCCCATCTGCGCCGTCGGCATATCCTCTTCTTTGCAGAAAGACAGCAGCCGGGCAAAGGAGGCGTTAAGTTGATTATCGAGGCTATATGTCTCGTTAGGAATTAGGATTTCTTCCTGTTTCTTTATAACGTTGTACCGAAGGATTATCCTTCTCTTTTGGGCGACGACAAGCAAGTTTTCAATGGTTCCCTGCGGCCTGCCTTTATCATCAAGGGAAAATTGCAATTCTTGTGTGTTGTCAGACACTGGCGAGTATTCGTCAAAGCACTCAAGTTCATGCGACCCCGCATCACCGGAGACAATCAATTCATCCTTGACGGCACCAATCCCAAATTTGCAAGCCCAGTCGTTCCAGTCCGTCAATCTTTCTCCATCGGATGGAAAATGCGGGTATTTGACCTCGGCATATATCTCAGCGGCGGCTTTCTCTGCTTCCACAAGCCCGATATTAAACGGTTTGCCCTTTACTTCCGTAAACTGATCGTTATCCGCAGCGATGACAATTTTCTGGGCGACACCGAATTTCCCACGCATTGCCTTGGCCACGGGCATGAGGTTTCCGGCATCCAGCGCGACAACACAGCAACGCCCCGTGGCTTCATTTACACTTGATGCGGTAGCAAACCCCTCGGCAATAAAAATAACGTCGCGCAGGCCGTCCACAATCCCATAGCACCCGCGCTTCCTGGCGTCAGGAAGGAACCGCTTGCCGTCTGGAATGATGCGCTGAAGATTGACGATCTTTCCGTTTTCATAGATTGGGTAAATAAGGGTTCCGCTTGCATCAAGGCGCGTTCCTGTCGTGCGTATTTTCTTTTTGACGATATACCAGTGATCGGCACCGGTTGATTGCGCGGCTTCCCAAATCCTTTTCGCTTCGTTAGCAGCCCGCGCCTCGGCGTTTTCTTTTTCTGCTGCGCGTCTGCGGTTCTCTGCTTTGTATTTAGCGTGAGATTCGGCGCGTTCTTGTTCAGTCAGTTGCTCGGTCTTGCCAGAGCGGAATTTGTATTGGTCGCCGGTTTTCCAGTTTCCAAACACGCCGAACCCGTTGGCGTCTAGGTTATAATAGCCATCCTTGTCAGACTTACGAACTGGAAAGCGGTGGTATGTCCCGTCGGCTATGATCTGCCCCGGCTGAAAACCGTGGGATAACATTAGTTCAATAAAATCTTGTTCAATCATAGGCACACCCAATTGCGTTTGAGAAAAAATTACTTCTTCATCAACCGTATGAGCGTGGCCATGTTGTAAGATTTGCGCTTGGATTTCCAAAGCGTGAGGGTGGAAGGATCAACGCCCCTTTCTCGGCAGTATTTGTAAAGCGGCACCCCTTCTTTTGCGGCGAGATTAGACACAAATTGGAATGCTTCTTTGGCAGTTTCTGGAAAAGTCATGGGGGGGCTTTCGATGATGGATTTTATTTCTGCTGCCATAATAATGATGTTAGTCAATAGATCAATATCAAATAAGCATAAGATTATATTACGGATGCGGAATTATTATTTTGTAATTTTATTGCTGAGTAGGGGCGGTTCATAATTGCTAAACTATTGATATTTATAAAGATAGGGTCAGAGGGTCAGTAGGGGCGGCGATTTTCATATAGGCTCTTATATAAATACAATACACTCCGCATACATTATATATATAAATATACTGTCCCTAGTGACCCTATATAGATATAAGTATATGAAACCGTTATTTTTTTTCAAGGGTCGGTGTCAAGGGTCGGGTTGTTTTATACCGCCCCTCTGACCCTTGATTTTTGGAGATTTGCATGTTATTGGCTTAAAATCATCAATTATGGAGAATAAAATGACCTCAGCCCAATGCCTAGCAATATGCGCCACGATCTTCGCAGCGACACACCCACGCGACAAAACGCCATGGCTTGCGGCGGGGCTGTACTTCGCGGCAGTCGTCGTTTGGGCGGGGCATTTAGCGCCGGTTTGACGATCGGCGACGATTTGTGTTAAGATCTGACAATGACAGATCAAATAGTTAATTCGGATATAACCGCAGGTCGTTTGGCTGGTGGACTGTTCGCGCCCAATAACAAAATATCACAGGGACACGCCACATCAAAGACATGGCAACCATACGGCCAACGCGCTGTTTATCTTGGGGAAAAATACACACAGGCTGAGATAATGGAGTTCGGACGCAATGAACAATTGCGAATGGAAAGCCTATCGTATTGGGACGGTGTTTGCATCGTTCACATGGCGCGGTCGATCGACAGAACTTTGACCATGACCGATTCCGGCGCCGATCAAGTTGGCAAAGAGCGCGAGAAACTGGTCGATCGCATCGAGGGAACGGCAGTACAAACAATTCGCACAGGAGCCATTGCGCCGATTGATCCAGAGGAGGCCGATGGATTGACCATCGCGCAGAAACAACGCGCCTATGACGACCTCATTAAATCCTAGGGCATATCCCCCCGACTATTCGGCAGAAGTATCCCGGCGATTCAGGAACGCCTACAAGCTCAAGCATGACCGCGACCTGCAAACGGCGGTTTGGGGATTTTACAAAACACACCCGATTGAATGGATTAATGATTGGTGCGTGACGTTTGACCCGCGCCGCCAAGACAGCAAAACAATCCCGTTTCTGTTATTCAAACGGCAAGAAGAGTTTGTCGAGCTACTGATGGAATGCCTCGCCGATCGGGAAAGCATGCTGGCAGAGAAATGCCGCGATGTCGGCGCATCGTGGATATGTTGCGCGTTTAGCGTATGGCTTTGGATATTTCATGCGGGCGCATCAATCGGCTGGGGTTCGCGCAAGGAAGAATACGTTGATGCAAGGGGAAACCCGAAGGCCATTTTCCCCAAAATGCGGCAGATTATCCAAAACTTGCCGACATGGATGCTGCCATTTGGTTTCAGCATGCGCGAACACGCGCCGTACATGCGGATAATAAACCCCGTCAATCAGGCGACGATAACCGGTGAGGCTGGCGACAGCATCGGGCGCGGCGGGCGTACCACGCTATTTTTCAAAGATGAATCGGCGCATTACGAAAGGCCGGAATTGATCGAGGCGGCGCTGGGAGACAATACCGATGTGCAAATCGACATATCCAGCGTCAACGGTTCGGCGAACGTGTTTTACCGGCGCCGCATGGCCGGGGAATTGTGGACGCCCGGCAAGCAAATGGACAAGGGCAGAACGCGGGTGTTTGTCTTTGATTGGCGCGATCATCCAGGCAAGACGCAGGAATGGTACGACCTGCGCCGCAAGAAGGCAGAATCAGAGGGCTTGCTTCATGTGTTCGCGCAGGAAGTTGACCGCGATTATTCCGGATCTGTCGATAAAATAATCATCAAATCTGAGTGGATACGCGCCGCATGCGATGCCCATATCGTGCTTAAAGATTACGGCGATTGGTTCTCCGGCGAGAAAACAGCAGCGCAGGACGTTGCGGACGGCGGCGGCGATAAGAACGCGCTGGCGGTTCGCCACGGCTCGGTTTTGATGTTTGCCGATCACTGGGGCGGCGAGGCGCAAGAGGCCGCAAAGATAGCCATTCCGGTTTGCATAGAGCAATCCGTTCATGAGCTTTATTATGATTGCATCGGCGTAGGCGCGGGCTTCAAGGCGCAGACAAACACCATGCAGGAAAATGGCGCAATACCCCGCAACATGCGCGTGTTCCCGTGGGATGCGTCATCATCGCCAGTTGATCCCGAAGGAAATATCATACCGAGCGATTACGAATCCCCAAAGAATGAGGATCATTTCTTGAACATGAAGGCGCAGGCATGGTGGCGATTAAGGACGCGGTTTTACAAGACGTTTCGCGCCGTGAAATACGGTGAGCAATTCCCTGTTGATGAACTGATAAGCCTCCCGTCAAATTTACCAAACCTGCATCAATTCGAGATGGAGTTGACGCAGGCGACTTACGAATACAATCAGGCTGGGAAAATGCTTGTGGACAAGAAGCCCAATGGCGCATTAAGCCCGAACATGGCCGACAGCATCGTCATGGCATATTGTCGGCCAAGTCATAGAGATAGTTTGTTTAATCTTTAACCTGTGTTATTATCCCCCAAAATCACCGTGAGGTTGACTTATGTTCAATTGGTTCCGTCGTCCAGCCCCCGCCGCTCCTGCCGAGCGCGACAGCCTATTTAGCAACGCCACGCCCGCCCCCGAAGTCGCCAACCCATTCGCCTACGCCGACGCCTTCGCCAAGTCATTCCAGCGCACCGCCGCAGACCTGAAGCCTGTCAACCGCGCAGGCCAGTCCGTCGGCGCCATGGACGCCGCCCCAGTCACCGACGGTGGCGCAGCACTGGCAACGTTCGCAATGGACGCCGCCACAAGTCCGCAAGGATTTAATGGCGAATTGCAACCAGCTTACAATCTGCCGATCATTCAGCTCGACTGGTATGCCTCGCAAGGGTTCATCGGCTATCAGGTTTGCAGCCTCATATCGCAGCATTGGCTTATCGACAAAATTCTGACAATGCCCGCCCGCGATGCGATGCGACATGGATACAAGATCGGCACAAGCGACGATGACGAGATCGACCCCAAGGTACTGGCGTTCATCAAAAAGCGCGACAAGGCGTTCGGCATCAAAGACGCATGCGTCGAATTTGTCCGGTTTAATCGCATGTTCGGCATCCGTATCGCCATGCCGGTTATCGACACGACCGATACAGAGTTTTACGTCAAGCCGTTCAACATCGATGGCGTGAAGCCGGGCAGCTATCGCGGCATATCGCAGATTGATCCGTATTGGATTACACCGGAACTTGACTTTCAGGCGGGTGCGAATCCGGCGTCGATCAATTTTTACGAGCCGACATGGTGGCGCATTAACGGCCAGCGTATTCATCGGTCGCATCTCATCATTATTCGCAACGGTCAGGTCGCCGATGTGCTGAAGCCGTCATATTTGTACGGGGGCATCTCGGTTCCGCAGAAGATCGCCTTGCGTGTGTATGCCGCCGAGCGCACCGCCAATGAAGCGCCGCAGTTGGCATTGTCCAAGCGCACGAGCCTGTGGAAAATGGACATGAAACAGGCGTTGGCGAATCAGCAATTGTTCGAGCAGAAAATGGCGTGGTTTGCCGCGACACGCGATAATTTCGGCATCAAGGCTATTGGGCTGCAAGACGAGGTTGAGCAATTGGATACGTCGCTGACGGACTTCGACGCGGTGATTAATCAGCAATACGCGATTGTTTGCGCGGCGGGGGATTGCCCAGTTAACAAAATTATGGCCACATCTGAAAGCGGATTAGGTGGTGGGTCTGCTGGCAGTTACGATGAAAAGTCATACCATGAATTTTTGGAGTCAATCCAAACAAATGAATGCCAGCCGCTGATTGAGCGTCACCATTTATTGCTTATGAAGTCCGAGGTAATACCTAAATTCGGAACTGATTTTGAAACCGAGATTGTATGGAATCCTACTGATAGCCCAAGCGCAAAGGAATTGGCTGACTTGAATAATATGAAGGCGACTACGGCTAAGACTTATGCAGACGCGGGCGCGGTGGACGGGCAAGATATTCGCACTGTTCTTGTCGCGGATAAAGACAGCGGTTATACGGCATTAGAGGACGAATTGCCGGAAATGGCCGAGCCGGAACCAGAAGGCAGCGCAGGCGGCGGCAATGCCAAGGAAAGCTAAATACTCCACGGGCCGCAAGCCGAAAGTCCTTGAAGGCAAATTACTCACGCCAAATGCAGGTGTTGCGTCCCGTTACGACCGCCGCCTTCGCGCACTGATCGCCCTGATGACGACCGAAACCCTGCGCGGCGTTCGTTCGCTATTCGCCGAGCCGCATCCCGCCGATGTGTTTGCGCTCGACGCTGGCATTGTCGATCAGGCCAAGCACCTTATGGCGTCGCTGACGTTTAAGTTCGATAATCTGTTCGCGTCGCACAGCAAGCCCATCGCCACGCTGATGATTGAGGAGAATTCCGACGCATCCGAGGCGGCGATTAAGTCCAGCATGTCGGCGCTTGCGGAAGGTCTGTCACTCAACACCGGCGCGATCACCGCCGAGCTTGGCGACGTGTTCACTGCGTCGATTGCCGAGAATGTGGTGTTGATTAAGTCGATACCGGCGCAATATCTCCAACAGGTGCAGGGTGAGGTTTATCGGGCTATATCTAACGGGAACGGATTGAGTGAGTTGGTTCCGGCGTTGCAGAAATATAAGGGCATAACTGAGCGGCGGGCGCGGCTAATTGCTTCAGATCAGGTAAGGCGCTCTTTTACGAATATCAATCAGATCAGATTGAAAAATATGGGGATCAAGAAGTTTGAGTGGTTACACAGCCACGGGCGGACTACCCCGCGCCCACTTCATGTCGAATATGATCATCAGATTTTCTTGATGGATGAACCCCCGATCATTGATTTGAAAACCGGACAGCGTGGCTATCCTGGGCAATTAATAAATTGTTTTTGTAAAATGAAACCACTGGTTTCGTTTGATTATGATTGATTTATGTGTCATAAAGACTTCGCCAAAGTTCAATGAAGGATGAGATTCAATGACAACCGACCTAGCCGAACAAGTCTCCACCATATATGCCGAAGCAAACGCCGCGAAATCTGCCGGTGATTTGCAAAAGGCGCATCAGCTTTTTACGCAATGCGTACAGTTAAACGGGTCTGAACCCGCATACCATCTTTCGCTTGCGATTTGCTGTTCCGACATAGCGCAGAAGGTCGAGCCTCTTCGTGAAATGGCTATGCTTCATGCACAACAGGCGGCAAAAATGGCCCCTGAACTCCTTGGCATGTGGATTGGACTTGCTGAAATATCATTGGCTCAATCACGTTTTCCAGAGGCCATAGCCGCATTTGAGCAAGCCATCTCTATGGACGAAAAAAATGCCCGTCTATATGGTCTATGCGGTTTTGCGTATGCGCGTATGTGCAACAACGTAAAGGCTCTAGAAATGTACTCCAAGGCCGTTGAGATTGACCCTGAAATGGGGGATGTGCATTTTCTGCTGTCGTGCCTGTATGCTGGCGACAACTTCAATCCTGCCAAGCAAGCGTTTCACGGGGAACGTGGGTTCCTAGCCGAACGTCCTGCTCGGCTATCGGTAGAATCCTGCTGGAATGCAGCGCATGGATATTTGGGCTGTGGGGATTACATAAAGGGCTGGCAGTACTTTGAATCCCGCCATAACCCTAACTTGACGAATAAGGGGCAGATACTCGCATCCCAACGATTCAAAGTTCCAATGTGGAATGGTGAAAAAGATTGCACCGTTCGCCTTTCGGCAGAGCACGGGTTAGGAGATTGTTTCCTAATGGCTCGTTACATTCCCGAAGTTCTGAAACGCGGCGTCAAGGTAATCTTTGAAGTCCAGAAACCTATGATTGACCTCATGAGGTTCAACTTCCACGATGTGACGTGCATAGAATTTGGCGAAGCGGGTGAGGATATTGATTACCATTTGCCGATGATGTCATTGCCGTTCGTGCTAAAGTCCAAGAAGGCGCATTGGACTGGCGCATATCTGCAAGCCGATCCCGCCAAGATTGAGCAATGGGCTGATGTTATCGTTCCGGGCATTCCGAACATCGGCATCGTTTGGGCTGGCGGCAAGCGCAGCTACAACGCCGAGAATAATGAAACGAACCGCCGCCGGTCTGTGCCGTTTGATATGATCGCCCCCTTGCTGAAAACCGACAGCATTAATTTTATTTCCCTCCAAGTTGACGAACAAGAGCCGTTTCCCAATCCCGGCATCAAGGATTTCTCAGACACCGCCGCGCTGATAACTCTGTGCGATGTCGTGATTTCCGTCGATAGTTCGGTTGCCAACCTCGCCGGTGGCATGGGGCGCGAAGTTTGGTTGCTGAATCGGCGGGACACATGCTGGCGTTGGTTCTCAGATAATTGGTATCCGACGGTTAAAGACTTCCGCCAGACGAAGGCCAACGACTGGTCGGACGTGTTGGAAACGGTGCAGTTGAAACTTTGCGAATTGCGTGATAGAATGTTTCCCAACGAGGGGAAAGATGCCGCTGAATAAATCCACAAGTAAAGAGGCGTTCAAATCGAACGTGGCGGAGCTTATTAAGGCTGGCCACGATCCGAAACAGGCGGAAGCAATCGCATATAAAATCAAGCGCGGCGAAGATTGCGGCATGGATTCTGCGCGTAAGGCCGATGCTAATGGGTGGCTGGAAATAAAAGACAACCCTATTTCTCGTGTCGGCGTATTCCCATATCTAGGCAAGCAGATCGACCCCAGCCTAGAACCTGATAAAATTTATAACGTCTATCGCCCGGCAGAAGAATTATCTAATCCCGAAACAATAGAATCATTTAAGTTGCTGCCGTGGGTGGATTTACATCCATCGAAGTTGCTGGGCGCAAAGGATGCTGGACGTACCCCTGCCGAAAACAAAGGCATTGAAGGAATTATTGGGGAAAATGTATTTTTCGATGGCGAGTTCCTGCGTGGTAATATCAAAATCTTGTCGGATAGTCTGCAAGATCGCATAGATTCCGGCGAGGCCGAACAGCTTTCGGCGGGCTACGCTTGCAAGTACAAAATTCAGTCTGGACTTTTTAACGGACAAGTATATGATGCTATTCAACACACAATTCGTGGCAACCATTTAGCGTCAGTTCCCGAAGGACGCATGGGGCCGGAAGTCGCAGTTCTCGATCACCTCGTTTTCACTTTCGACGCAAAGGACATTCAAATGCCAGAATCCGAAGAAGAAAAGAAGAAAGCCGCCGCCGACAAAATGGCGAAGGATGCTGCGGAAGAAAAAGAAAAGGCTGAAAAGGCCGAGGCCGCTGACAAAGCCGCCAAGGACGCGAAAGCCAAGGACGAGTTCGAGAAGAAAGAAAAAGACGACAAAGAGGCCGCTGACAAAAAGGCCAAAGACGAGGCTGAGGAAAAGAAGGACAAGGCTATGGATGCGATGGACGCCCAGATCAAGTCCCTCAATGCCCAGGTCGAAGCCCTCAAAAGCGGCGGCGTGAAAGCCCTGCTTGGTGAAATCGCTCAGCGCGATGTTCTGGCCTCGCAGATTTCCAAGTTTGTTGGAGCATTTGACCATGCCGAAAAAACCCTCGCGGAAGTCGCCAAGTACGGCGTCGAAAAGCTTGGCCTCAAAGCACCCGCCGGTCAGGAACAAACCGCGCTCGATGCGTACTTTGTCGGACGCGTGCCTAAGAGTGAAGAAACTGGCTACTCGTTTGATTCGGTTGTTGCTGAAAAAGGCAAGAGCCTGAAAGATTTGGTAGCTTAAAGACTTGATAAAGCCGCGACGTGATGTCGCTGCCAATCCTTATAAATGGAGATACAAATGGGTTTTCAGCAAACCGTTAATATCGAAAATGCCTTTGGCATTCAGGGCGCATTGTACGACAATGGCCCGGTTCGTTCCCTCCCCTATGAATTGGTTTCCGCATCTGCCGCTTACAACGTGATCGGCGCAACCGCCTTCACGGTCACAAGCGCGGATACCGGCAATAGTTCGGCTTCGGGCGTTGCAGCTGCGGGCGGAACCGGCGTGTTTGCTGGCATCCTTGGCAATTCCAAACTGTACTCAACGGCTGGCACATCCAGCGGCGCGTTGAACCCCACGATGGCTTTGCTGAATTACACGCTCGGCGAACTGTTCGTTATGGCTGACCTGATCGTCGCCTTGCCGAATAGCTCCAACATCGGCGATCTGGTTTGCTATGACGCCATGACCGGCGCTCTGGCGACTTATGCGCCTGTGACCAAGTTCACGGCGGCATTCTTGTCAACCGGCACTCTGTCGGTCACGGCGGTTTCTGTCGGCCAGCTTCAGGTTGGCATGGTGGTATCTGGCGCAGGCATTCCTCCCGGTGCATATATCACTGCATTGGGAACAGGCCTTGGCTACACGGGAACCTATACGCTTAGCTGCACGACTGCTGCAAGCATCGCCAGCGAAGCCATGACGGCCCCTAGCTTGCCGCCTGTCGCCGCGTCGGTAACCGGCTTGTTCTACACCCCCGGCATGTTGAGCGTTACGGCAGTTGGCTCTGGCGAACTGGCAATCGGCCAAGTTCTCTACGGCACCGGCGTTCCTGCTCAGACTGTCATCACGGGCTTCGGCACGGGCGTCGGCGGAACCGGAACTTATTCGGTCAATACCGTCAGCACCTTCACGCTTGGCTCGATCACGATTACCTCTGATTTGCAGATCGCAGTTCCCAATGCAACCGTCTATCGCTTCCCCTCGGCGGGTGCTTCGGGCGGACAGAATGTCGGCGTTATCAAGTTGACTAACTAAGATTAAGTGACCGCGACGTGATGTCGCTGCCAATCCCTTTTGATGGAGTTAAAAATGGCATTACAGGCTTCTCAGGAACACTTTCATATCCCAGCGCGTAAGGTTCGTCAGTTTTCCAAAGCGGAGATCTCGAACGACATCAAAGGCGCAATGGACATGGGGTTTGGTTTCGCAAACCAATCTGTCATGCGCGACATGGCGGTTTCCTACGCCGCCGATGCTGTGCAAGCCCCATTGACCACACCGACGATCCCCGGTTTGGTTCAGTTCTTGCAAAACTGGCTCCCCGGCCAAGTCCACGTCATGACCGCCGCCCGCAAGATTGACGACCTGATCGGCATCTCGACAATCGGAAATTGGGATGACGAGCAGATCGTTCAGGAAGAACTGGAAAATGTCGGTTATGCCCAGCCATATCAAGATAACACGAATGTCGTTCTGGCTGACTGGTCGCTGAACTTCGTCGCCCGCACCGTCATCCGCTTTGAACTTGGTATGATGGTCGGCATGTTGGAAGAAGCCCGCGCTGCCCGCGTCCGCGTGAATAGCTCGGAAGCCAAGCGTCAATCCGCTGGCCTCAATCTTGAAATCACCCGCAATCTGGTTGGCTTCAACGGTTACAATTCTGGCAACGGAAATACCTACGGTTTCTTGAATGACCCGGGTCTGTTACCTTACACGACTGTTGCAGCAACCGGCACGTCCAGCTCAACCTACTGGTCACAAAAGACGTTCTTGGAAATCCAGTCCGATCTGTTGATTGCCATTAATGCGCTGGTTGTTCAGACCCAAGCGATTGTCGATCCCGAAATGGTTGACATGACCCTCGCAATGGCGACGAATGCTTATGCGTACCTCAGCACGACTTCTGACTTTGGCATCTCGGTTCGCAAGTGGTTATCGGATGCTTATCCGAAAATCCGCGTTGTCCATGCTCCGCAGTTGAATGCTGCGAATGGCACGGCGGGCGCGGGCGGCGGTGGGTTCTACCTGTTTGCCGACAAGCTGAATGATCTTTCGACCGATGATGGCCGCACGTTCATTCAGGTGGTTCCTGCTAAGTTTATGGTTACGGGAGTTGAGAAAAAAGCTAAGGGGTATTTGGAAAACTACGTTTCTTGCACAGCCGGAGTTATGGCGAAAAGGCCGTGGGCATGCGTAAGATATTCAGGAATATCATGAGGTTAGCTGATAATATAATCTTTTGATTTACTACTTGATAACCCTTAGTCTATATGCTAGACTAAGGGTTATGAATTACAGCACTACATACGAAAAACTAATCGCCAGCGCAAAAGCAAATCCTCCCGTGGGATATTGCGAGGTGCATCATATTGTTCCGCGCTGCATTGGCGGCGGGAATGAGCAAGATAATCTTGTATCACTATCAGCTAGGCAGCATTTTGTAGCACACCAGATTTTAGCAAAAATACATGGTGGAAAATTAATAGCACCAGCATATATGATGTCCAAAAACGGAAAACACTCTAGTCACGATTACGAATGGCTAAGAATCAGACACTGCAAAAATCTAGAGGGAAATAAATATGGCGAGGCTTTAAGGGGATACAAGCATTCTGCGCAAACAAAAGCCAATATGTCCAGAGCGCAAAAGGGACTTCCATCACAAATCAAGGGGCGCACATTCGGCCCGCGCAAGAAACGGAAATCACAAGAATGCCGAGACTTAAAGTCCGCATCTATGAAGGCTTTATGGGTCAAGCGCCACGCTGAAGGCTTTAAGCAGGCCAAGCCACGTCCGCGCAGCGCAGAGGCAAACGCCAAAATCTCCGCCAAGAAAATGGGGCATGAGGTATCGCCAGAAACCCGCGAAAAGATTAGACTCACGGTATTGGCGAACATCGAGAAACGCCGCGCTGAAGGCTACAAATACCCGAAGAACAGAAAGACCATCTCCGCCGAAGCTCGAGCTAAGATAGCTCAATCCGTAAGAGATGCTGCCATTCGTCGCCGCGCAAACGCTGCTCTTGAAAATCAAGACACTTTAACGTAAGATATGCCTTTATCTTTTATGGTCTGTCCTGATGCTCATCCATTGGGACAGACCGCCAACAACCTGATGAGAGGAAAACAAATGGCTAAACACTTCTATATTTTTTCGACCCTCAGCAATGATAATCGCTACGGACGCTATTCGCCCGCGCCTAATGGCGGACATCCAGAGTTAACCGAAAGCGTCACTATCGCAGGCGGCGCGAACGTCATCGGTAAACACTTTATAACCCCGCATGGCGTCATGACGGAAGTCACCGAAGCGCAAATGGATATTCTGAACAGCAACTTTCTGTTCAAGCAACACGTCAAGTCTGGCCACATCGTCGTGCGCGATACCAAGTCAGACCCCGAAAAGGTCGTGGCTAAAGAGATGGAAAAGATTGACGGCTCCGCGCCTGTAACGCCGGAATCACTGAAAGCCCTCGGAATTGCTGCGAAGCCCGAAGGTAAATCCGGTCGCATGGTGTCGTAATGTCATGTCCCCCAGCCTTTCAATATAACGACGCCCAGTTCAGGGCGCAGTTCCCTGCGTTTTCTGACGCCACAGCCTACCCACAGGCCACGCTGTCGCAGTATTTCACGACGGGAGGCATGTACGTGGCTAACTCGAATTACGGCTATCTGGCGCAGGCTGGGGCGACACTGACGTGCCTTTACCTATTGACGGCGCATCTCGCGCAGTTGGCGACACAGATAGCGGACGGACAGACGCCGGTTATCGTGTCGGCATCCAGCATCGACAAGATCAGCGTAACGCTTGAACCGCCGCCCGCGACATCGGCTTGGGAGTATTGGTTTCAGACGACGGCATATGGATCTCAGCTTTTGGCGATGCTGGAAGGTCTGTCGGTCGGAGGATTCCATGTTGCTGGAAGCATAGGCAGGCAGGGGTTTGGCTTCAATGGCGGTCGTTACTAGTCAAAACAAGGGAAAAATCTTCGAGGCAATCAACGCCCGCATCAAAGAACTTGACGGCGTGACGACGCAGGCGGGCTTTCTCGGTGGTACATACCCAAACGGCCAATCCATCGCGCAAGTCGCTGTCTGGCAGGAGTTCGGCGTTCCATCGCGTAAGATACCGCCCCGACCATTCATGCGCCCAGCCGTTACCGAGAATAAGCAGAAATGGTCAAACCTCATGGCATCCGGCGCACGCGCTGTTTTAAAGGGCAATGAAACCCCATTCAGCGTCATGGATAAGGTTGGCGCGGTTGCGGCATCGGATATAGCCCAAGCGATAATAAACGTCACAGCGCCGCCCCTCAGCCCGATCACGATAGAATTGCGCGATATGAAGCGGCGTGGTATAAATGTAACGGGCGCAACGGTCGGAGAGGCTGCAAGGAAAGTGGCATCGCCCGATTACGTTACGCCGAGCATTTCCGACAAGCCCTTGATCGAGCCGGGGCAAGATGGCGGGATTATGCTGGCGGCTGTATCGCATGAAACGAAGAAGGAGTGATTATGGCAACGCCGGGCAGCAACATCCTGAAAACCGCACTTCGCGTAATCGCATCGCAGCAAATCCAGTATCTTGCGTTCGTCTCGCGCACCAATCAGGCTAACGGTATTCTGTTGCCGGTCTATGCGCCAGCCATAACATTACGTGGAAGCATTCAGCCTGTTCCGCGCTCAATCATGGAACGGCTCGGGCTTGATTTTCAAAAACATTATCAGAATATCTTTGTGCCAAATAATATCGTTGACGTGCGCCGCGACGTGACATCCGATCAATTCAAATTTCAGGGGATGACATTTCAGGCATTATCTTTAACCAGGTGGATTGGCGTTGACGGATGGAATGAGTGCCTCGTCGTGGAGGTGCCAAATTCTTGACAACGCACTAATCGCGCTGATTATCAGCCAACTCAATACCGGTCTTGCGTCAATAGGCCAAGGGTCAATTGTGGTTCTGCAAGACTACCAGCCAGTCACCGAAGGCGTCGATACGGCTGCCAGCATTTACCTTCACAAAGTCGGCGACGAACTCATGGGCGCGTCCTATCGTAACAACCTGTGGAACCCGACGCAGATTGCAGCTTTCACCGGCAGCGTCGCCGGCACGACATTAACAGTTTCCGCCATATCAAGCGGCTCGATTACATCCGGCCAAGTCCTGCAAGGAACCGGCATTCCCGATAATATCCAGATCGTCGGCGTTGGCGCGAACAACACATTCACGCTCACGCAGGGATTTACCGTCGGCTCAATATCCATGACGACAATCGCTGGCATGGGCTACACCGAATCGCAGCAATACTTGACGACGTTCCAGTTTTCCGCGCTTGCCACGCAAGACCCGTCGAACGTGAACAGCCTGACCGCATCGGACATTTTGAACTACGCCCGCGCTGTCATGCAGAGCTTGGCGTTTGTCACGGCGATTGAGGCGCAGGGGGTTGGGGTATTGCGGATTGGCGCGGTTAGGAATCCGGCGTTTACGGATGACCGCGATCGGTTTGAATATGAGCCGAGCCTTGATGTGGTCTTTTCGCACAAACAACTAATCAGTTCCGTCCAGCCAATCGTCACCGAGGAGGTTGTGCAAATCCTCTCAGTGTGATAAGCAGGTATGCTTGCATTTGGCGAGTGCGGGTGTAGCGTCGTGATGATGGGACGGAGTGCCAATTCTCAATAAAACAATCGCCTTGTTTTGTTTAGCGGTTGTGGTAAAGTGATAGCCGATATATCCGCGCTGTGATAGCGCAGAATCCCATAGATGGAGGCTTCATTGCCAATTCCAATTTCCCAATATGTGCTTATCACATCAGCAGTTGGCGGCGGAGCGAATGTCTCCACCCGCAATTTAGGCGGCTTAGTCGTCACCGGAAACCCCCTCTGCCCATCAGGAACAATCGTCAACTTTGCCTCGGCTTTGGCGGTTGGCAATTTCTTCGGTACGGCTTCGGAAGAATACGCCCGCGCTGAGTTTTATTTCAGCTATATCAGCAAAAACGGCACTCAGGCGAATCAGATCAGCTTCTGGTATTGGAACGGCGATCAGAACACCGGCAGCTTGATTTATGGCCTGCCAGCCAGCTATGCAGTTTCGCAGTTTACCGGCATCACGACCGGCGACTTCACGCTGACATTGGGCGGATATACCGATCACGTCACCAGCATCAATCTCAGCGCCGCAGGAAGCCTAGCAACGGTTGCATCTGACATGCAGACGGCTATCCGGGCGATCACGGGTGGTGGCACGGCATGGACGGGTGCAACAGTCACCTACAATGCCCTCACAAGCCAATTTTACCTAGTCTCCGGCGCGATTGGCACGGATGTCATTACGGTGGCGGCTGGAACGAATGAGGATGTTGCCGGGCCATTGGGCTGGCTCACGGGGGCTATTCTCTCGAACGGTACGAATGCTCAGGCAGTATCGGACAATCTCAACAGCCTCATTCAGATCAGCAATAACTTCGGTTCTCTGTGCTATGAATCTGGCAACATTCCTCGCGCTGTAGTTACGGCTGCTTTCTACACGCCGAGCATGATGTCTGTTTCTGCGGTCACTTCGGGCCAGTTAGCCATTGGCGATGTTCTAGTCGGAACTGGAGTTCCTAGTGGTACAAAGATCGTCGGCCTAGGAACTGGAACGACTGGCGTGGGGACTTTCTCAGTCAATACCGTCAGCACCTTCACGCTGGGCGCGATTTCGATTGCAGCTTCGTTGCCGATCCAACTTTCGGAAATTGAGTCGGCTGCTACTTGGAATAATAGCCTGTCTCCCAATAACCAGTTCTTGTTCTCAGTTGCGGTATCGACTGCTAATGCTTCGGCTTGGGCTGCGGCTCTTGCAACCACGGGCGGCGTCTGTGCGACGCTTCCCTCCCCGCAAGTTGGCGCATATCCTGAAATGGAGCCGATGGCGATTGAAGCGGCGACTGATTACACGGCGCGGAATGCCGTTCAAAACTACATGTTCCAGCAGTTCAATGACACGGCCTCGGTTACGACTTCGGCGGCTTCTAACATTTATGATGCGCTCTTGGTCAACTATTACGGCGTGACTGAAACGGCGGGACAAAACCTGTCATTCTACCAGCGCGGTGTTATGTTCGGTTTGGCGACTCAGCCTTCGGACATCGGCGTGTACGTCAATGAACTCTGGTTGAAGGACGCCATTCAAGCGTCGATCATGACGTTGTTGTTGTCGGTTGCTCAGGTTCCCGCGAACAGCACTGGTCAAGCGATGTTGACTGCTCAGATTTTGAGCATCGTGCAACAGGCTTTGTTCAACGGCACAATCTCGGTTGGCAAGACGCTCACGAGCGCACAGAAGCTTTACATCACACAAGCAACTGGAAGCCCTACGGCTTGGCAGCAAGTTCAAACGTCCGGCTATTGGCTGAATGTCGTCATTCTGCCTTATGTGACCGATGGGATTACGGAATACAAGGCGGTTTATACTTTGATTTACTCGAAGGCAGACTCGATTAGGTTGGTCATCGGCTCAGATATTATGATATAAAAAACCATGAAATCTTACCACATAGATGATGTTCGAGAAGAAAATCAAATTTCCCTAGAGGAAATTCTTGAACTATTTTCCTATGACGAAACTGGATATTTGATTTGGAACTCACGTCCATTAGGATTTTACGAAAATCCAATCCATCACAAAAGATGGAATGATTTTCATGCGGGACAACGCGCAGGAACAATCAATAGTTTCGGATATGTCAAAGTCAAGGTATTCGGGAAACAACGCTCCGTTCATCGCATTATCTGGTTTATAAAAACTGGCGAATGGCCAAAGGGTCAAATAGATCATGAAAACGGCATAAGACATGATAACCGTTTTGAGAATTTCCGCGATGTTTCTGGTTTAGAAAATCAGCGTAACAGAAAATTTAATAAGGACAATAATTCAGGTTTTCGTGGCGTTTATTGGAATAAGAACGAGAAAAAATGGAGAGCCTTTATTGATACCGGCAAACATCTCGGATATTTCGATAAATTTGAGGATGCGGTCGAGGCTCGGTTGAACGCTGAAAAAGAAATCGGATACCATGAAAATCATGGGAAAGTCCTGAAACTGGTAGGAGAGTCCAAATGAGTGAAGATGTCTCTGGCGTAAATACAGTCATCAACATCGTTGCCAGCGAGACTTTCCCCGCTGGATTGACGATCACAAACCTCGCCGATGACAGCGACCCTCTGGACTTCGCGGCGGTTGAAATCGCCGATAGTTCGGTCGGCGCGAATGGCGATCTGATCGTCTGGGCGAAGGCCAACAAAATCCCGATGGTTGTTTCAGTAATCGCTGGCAGCATCGACGATCAAAACCTTGAAATTCTATTCAATGCTAATCGAGTTGCTTATGGCAAGGTGGTTGCTGGAGACGTTATCAGCGCGACGGTGATTTATCCTGACGGCAGCATGAAGTCACCGTTCGGTGGCCGCTGCATTTCATACATGCCGGGTAAGAGCATCGCATCTGGAAGCTTCAGGTTTAAAACGAAAGTTTATACGTTTGTATTTTCTGATTATGTCGGGATTTAATCTATGGTCGCCGATCCCACATTGCTGAATCCGAAAGAGATTATCCTCAAGGATCGCAAGGGGATTGAGCACACCTATATCCTGTCGGAAATCCCCGCGACTTATTCACGTGAGATTGTCGCTCAATGGACGGCGAATGCTTTGCCTAAAGTCGGAGATTACGCCGTCAATGAAGCGATGATGTTCAAGATTTTATCCTATGTGTCGGTGGCGACAAAGGCCGGATCGCAAAGGCTAACGACCCGCGAATTGATTGATAACCATGTTCCAGACCTTTTGACGCTTGAACTCATTGAAAAGGAAATGGCCAAGTATAATTGGGATTTTTTTTTAGGAGAAGAGCTGTCAAATTTAAGAGAGCGGTTTTTCAGGATATTGAGTATTTGGCTTACGAAAATTATGACGGATTCCTTGCAACAATCATCGAATCAGGAAAAGCAACTCTCAATGAATTGAGGACTATTTATAGCTTACAAGATGCTTTTTCTATGTGGGAAGTCATTGCAATAAGTCGCTATAATCAGGCGTTAGCCAATAAGCCCAAGGTGCGCCAATGACGGTACTTGACGTATTTTCCATCCTCTTCACATCGAACGCGGCTGATGTCAAAAAGGACATGGAAGCTGCTAAAAAGTCAACAGATGACTTTCAGCAACAAATAAACACGGCAAATGAAACGGCTGCTAATTTAGGCAAATCACTTCTAAAGGTTGGCTTAGAGGCCATTACTGCCTTTACAACTTTTGAGGGGTTAAAACATGGAATTATAGATGCGGTAAATTTTAACGCTGAACTCGAAAAGACCGCACAGATCACAGGCGCAAGCGCGAGACAGCTTGCCGTTTATGACGCCACGTTTTCACAATTCGGGGGAACGACAGGAGAATTTGTCGCGTGGTTTCAAAAAGCCTCTGATATTGTCAATAAGACGAATGGGGATGTGCGAAATATCATCCCTAACTTGAAGGCGCTTGCCAATCAGATGCACGCTCTGCAAATGGGCGGTGATGAAAAAGGTGCACGGCAGCTTTTCCAAATTCGCAAAGAACAATTAGGCTTACCGGAAGATTTCTATAACACGCTGATAAAGGGTGCGGATGCAATTAACCTTGTGGCCGATGCGCAGGGAAGGCTTATCAATCTAACCGATGGAACAGCCGAGGCAGGACTGAGGCTACAATCAGAATTTAAGGAACTCGAAACAGCTGGGCGAAGCTTTTTTACATCAAACATTCAGGGTGCGGGAGATTTTCTTAAACTATTAGAAACAACGATTAAGGGATTGCGGATATTCTTTGATCTTTTCACCTTGAGGGGATGGAAAGATATAGGAACGATGTTTAAGCAGGATTTCTTGGGTATTGATCCGGGGAGTTCATCAACTGGATCGACGCCAAGTGGCTCGTTACCTTTAGGCATGAGAAATAATAATCCCGGAAACCTTCGTTCGTGGGGCGGCGTTTCTTCATCTGGTGGATTTGCACAGTTCCCAACACTTGCCGCAGGACTGAGCGCAGAACAGAAACAGCTCCAGCTTTATGGAAACAGAGGCATAAACACTTTATCAGGCATAGCCTCGACATGGGCACCATCAAGCGAAAATGACACGGCTTCTTATATTGCGGGACTTGTTAAATCGACGGGATTTTCGGCTAATCAAAGGTTAGACCTAAATGATCCTTCGGTTCGCGCAGCCATAGCGAACGCAATCAATAAGCAGGAAGAAGGTGCGGCTTATGCCAATCTCATAGGCACAGCCCATGCAGCCATTACCGCTGCCGATACAAACCCCTTAAATTCATCGCCCAGTGCGTCAGGAATGACACAGCTCACTCCTAACATATCCATAGGCACCGTGACGATTAACTCTCCCACTGGCGATCCTGTAGATCATGCGAGACTATTTCAAGAGCACTTGAACGGGCAGCTTTCTTTCGTGAACGCCAATCTAAACGATGGGATTAAGTCATGACAATCGGACAGCCTTTACAAAACGCAAGCACAGACACGATTGCGGTCTTTAATGGCTTCACGCAAGTGTTCCAAAATGCGCGTCCGATGAAGGATGATGTTATTCCGCGCGCGAAGCTGATGGATCACCCGACTGAAACGGGACAGGTTATATCTGATTATAAAATTACATTGCCGGTTGAAATCACAATTCAGCTTCTTATCCCGGCTCAATACTATCGGGATACTTATCAGGAAATCTGGAACCTCTGGCAACAGTCAACAGTTTTGATTGTTCAGACCCGCGTCGGCAGTTTTGGAAATATGATAATTTCAGAACAGCCGCACAATGAAACGCCCGAGAAGTTTGATGCGATTGTGATGGAATTAAAATTCCGCATGGTGTTGACGCCAGCGCAACAGCCCGCGTTTACCCCGCAAGATACGACGCAAGCCGACACACAGAACAACGGCCAGCAAAACGCCACAATGACATTCGCGCCGACCGAGCAATCAACCGTTCCTTTTGACGGAGGGACGGCAAGCGGCGTGGCTTATGTGAACTCTCCACAAAACGTACAAACTGATTTTCATTCATCGGGAGCACTCTGGTAATGCCTGTCACAGTCCCCTTACAAGCGGTTCCTAATCAATCTTTCACCGTCAATTTAAGCGGCGTTGTATTCGACATAACGATCCGCTATTGCGCGGGTATAATGGCGATGAGCTTGACGATCAATGGTGTCGATACGA